ATCCAGTACTTAGCACCTTCTAAATCTGTTCTCTTTAGTTCTTCATCTGTTAAAGTTCTCCAACTCTCAAAAGTAGATAAATTAACTTCAATAGCAACTTTTGTTAATTCTTTTATAATATTTCTTTTTTCATCATCTGTTAATTCAAAGAGTGGTAACTGCCCATTATTTATAGCTTTTTTTGCTCTACCTACTCTCTTTTTTGTATAAAATTCAAATATTAATCTTAACTTATTCTCTTGAGCTACTGGGAACATATACTATTCCTCCTTAACTTCTAGCCCTAAATCTTTCATAATATCTTTTGAAAGTTCTTCAAGTTTAACTTGTAATTGCTCCTCTCTAGTGATAGCAGCTAGAGTATTCATTATGTTAATTAGTTTTTCTTGATACATTACATTAGCTTTAATCTTTGCTATTTCTTCATCTGTATCTTTTCCTAATACTCCTAAAAATTTAATAGCAGTTTCTAAACTCATTAAATTGTTTTGAATTCCTTGTACTACTATTGCCATTTTTTCTGTTAAAGATAAACTCAAAATGTCTTGTGCTTCTATTTGTAAATCTATTTCTTTTCCTTTAAGCTTTTTATAGCCCCATAGAACGATATTTTTGATGCCAGTTATACATTTACTTCTCTTGCTTTCTACTGTTGCAATAGTCCTTTCTAAACTTCTTCTTTTTGCTTCTCCACTTGCTATAGAGCCTCCTAAGTCAATTCCAAAAGCTAAGTCATTAACTCCTAATTGCTTGTAAATATCATTTTTTATGTCTTCTTTGTGCAACTTCCATTCTTGTGTCTTGGTTTCTAATTGTACTTGTTTAACTTCCTTGTCATCTTTTGATAAAGTTATAACTCTATTATCTAGTCTTACAGTGCTACGTCCGTTTGTATCAACTTCTATTAAACTATCTGGCACCTGTAACAATGGATTAGCAACTTTTTGAAATGCTTGAGATGTTAAAGTATCCCCAATTACTAGCTCTCTAACATTAGCCACTAAATCATCATTATAATCACTTTTACCAAAGATGTTTTCAATTTCTACTACTGCCCAACTTTGCGCTTGTGTATCTCTATAGCCTAATCCATCTTGAATCATACCATTATTTGATAAGTTTAAAGGGTAAGCTATTTCATTTATAGAATTTTCTGTAATTTTATATGCTCTATACTCAATACTATCTAGCTCATAAATTTCACAAATTAGAGTTTTGTTTTCTTTGTCATCTTTAGATAAATTGTATATTACATAGCCATCTATCAATTTTGGATTATATTCATTTCTAATCGGGAAATAGTCCTTTGGTGTTACTGTATAAAAGCTAAACTTATCTTGCTGTGCAACTCCTTTCAATAAAAGCTTTCCACTCCAAGACTGAATTATCATAGCTTTAGCTAATAAATCATCAAAATCGAACTCTTTTATTAAATCTAGTTCTTGCTTATTAGTAACTAAAGGTTTACTTGTTGCAAATTCGGCGTACAGTCTAGTTGTTGCTTGTAATATCCCATTACTTGCAACTAAATCTTTAAGAGAATGATTATTATTACTTACTAAACTATTATCATTTACACTATACGATTTAATATAGCCTTTATTGTCTATAATTCCCATATATTCAAGGTTTACCCTTGCTTTTACATCATTAAAAAATACATCAGCACTTTTCCCATCTGATAACTTGCGATACTTATCACAATTTTTATAAATATCAGTTAAAAGATAGTCATTATATGCTTTTAATATCCTTGTTTTCTCCATTTTTTTAAACTCCTATTGGCTTTTTGATTTCACCATTTTTAAAAGTTGTTTGTTTATATTTTTCTAGTCCGTATCTCATAGCGTCCACTGTGTGTGGGTCTAATGTAAATCTATTTTCTACATAATTTCCGTTCTTATCTTTTTCGTGGCATAGTTCAGTAAGTTCTCTATATGTGTTTATACACCTATCAGAAACGATTATTTTATAGAAACTCTTGAGCTTCTGTAATCCATCTAGTACGCTTCCTTGCCCTTTTTCAGCATTGATTATTTTGAATCCTGCTCTCCTAATTTCTTCAGTCGTTTCAGGTCTTGCACTATCTGCTATAATCTCTCTATGCTTTTGTTTTATATAATTCATAGAGCCTATTAATTCGCTTGTAATTAAGTTCTTGTTATATAATTCATCATAGACATATAAAACGTTATTTTCCCTATCTATAGCCATTCTAACAAGTGCATTATAAGAAATACTAAAACCATAATCTAAGCCATCGTATAGATTTCCTAAGCCGTATTTGCTTAATTCTTTAACTATTGCTTGTACTTCTGTATCGTTAACTTTAGATACATTTGTAAATACTCTCTCTCCAACTATTCCAAACTTCCCTTGAAATGCTATTCTGTAACGTTCAAGGTCATAAGTTTCAAAATTCTTTAATTGTTGTATGTACTCATCATTAACGAACGCATTATCTGTAACTATCGAATGATGATAATAAGTATCATCAGTTAAGATTATTCTTTTATCATATAAATCATTTTCGTTTATATTTGCTTTTTTTATAAATCTTTCATAAGTCCAATTATTAACGCTTACGGGGTTGTTTGTTAAAAATATATGTAAATCTTTACCTAATGCTCTCAATCTACCATTTAACTCATTAAATGCGTTGTATGATATCTCAGAACATTCTTCAATCCAAATCATATCTACATTATCAATCGATTTTAGTTTCTCAGAATCATCTAAGCCCATAAATATAAACTCGCTCCCGTTTCTACATCTTAGATGTAGAGGGTTAAGTGTATAACTAAAGAATCCATTTAAGTTATAGTTGCTAATTATTCCTTTCAATAAAGAAAAACAGCTTTCTTTTATCGTTCTATAGACTGACCTAACAACTAATATCCTTCTTTTCTCTTGTATAGCTTTTAATACTAACTTTAAAGCTGTATGATATGATTTACTACTTCCATATCCTCCAACAATGTAATAGAATCTTTTATCCCAATTATTTAAGTAGTCAATAAAATGCTCATTAGCTTGTATATTAATTTCCATTTCTTTTAACTCCATTAATAGTTATACTTACATTGTTGTCTTCAATGTCTATGTCTTGCTTGTCTTTCCATTTACTAGATTTTCTATTCTTTAACCAAAATATTTGGGCCTTTTTTGCCGTTTCATGGATTTTTCCCTTGGGAAGTACATCTTATTTGATGTCCATAATGGTGCTAGTGGTGATGTGTGTTTTAAGCTTTTGCTTTGCATGGTTTGGTTACAAGAACGACAACGCCTTTTATCCTAAGATGAAGCGCCTGTTTTACGTATTAATTCCGCTACAATTGCTGAGTCTTGTCTGCATTGTTTATTTGCCTTATCGCCTGATAGTCTCATTCATAGTATTTTGTATGATATGGTTATGTACCTTATTTTATAAAATCTTTGTTTATCCAAAATCTTGATAAGCGTTTACTGGTTTGTTTTTCTTTCACAGCAATTTTCTGGACTACTTCCTTTTCTCGTATTTTTTTAAATGAAACGCAAAGAATACGCTAGTTCTTTTTCATGCACAAAGGTTAAACGGTGCTTTTGTGCGAACGTAACCAAATACGCGATATTGCGTGATAATCCCCAATAACATGGGTGTATGCGCTATTAGCATCTTGGGTGAAGCTCTTTTAGCTTTACCCACTATTGTGTGGGTAGCGTCAAATGGTAAGGCTTTGGAGTGGCAAGTCGCTGCTATTTGGCGCGATGATAAACATCGCAAGGCATGATTTTTCGTGAGTTTAGCAATCGTGATGTAACTAGCATACCATCTTAGTAGCAATGAAGGCGATTAGCAATTTAACTTATTTCCTTTTCTCGTTGAGTATGTTTCTTGTCGTACATCGTTACGCAAGGTTAAGTTGGTTTAACTCCTTAATGGCGGTCGCCATTCCTGTTATTATAATAATTTGGACCGTTCTATTGGTCTCTTCTTTATAACTTCGCCTTAAACTCGTCGAACACCTCTTTATAGCCATTAAACACGTTAATGTCTACCTCGCCTTGTATGCCTTGCACGCGTCCGTCGGGGCATAGTTGCCAATACACCAAGTGTACATCGGGTTTGTATTCGCCATAACGTGCAATCCAAATGTCGTAGTCGCGCTTGATGTCGGGAGCCAATGGCAAGTAGCGATTAACAAACTGCTGACTGATATAAAGAATAGGACGCTTGCCCGTTCGTTGCTCTACAATGGTGAGCCAAGTGCGAACTGCCTTGAAAAGCACCTCCGCACCGCCCATCTTGGCTATTTGTTGGGGAGATGGTTCCACATCGAGAACAGGCGGAAAGTCGCCTTTCGATATGTGCGAATGGCGCAGAAAATGGGCCGCTTGCGCTGCAGCAGGCGAGTAAATGGAGAAGAAATGATAAGTGCCAACGCTGAAACCGTGGGCACGAGCTTGCTTATAGTCGGCCTTGTAAAAGGGATTGAGCAACGACTTGCCCTCAGTACTCTTGATGTAGATAAAGGATATGGGGTAGTTTACTTGTCCATGGATGGCCTTTCGGCTAGCCGTGCCCAGGTGGGTGATGCGTAGTTGGTTCCATTTGATGGGATGCACGTGTTTGTTGATAACGTGTTGGTATTTTGAAATATCGATGCCATAGATGCGTTCGGTGGTATAAGTAAGGCGTTCGCCCAAGTATTGGCCTGCCTTCCATTCGCCCACCTTCACCTTGGGCTGTGCTGTAAGGGCAAATCCCTTACCGGTTTGTGCATCGTTTTCCCAATGTCCCTCGTAGTGACTGCCGTCTTTGCCTGTGTATTCACCGTGTCCGCTGGCCATCATCTGCTTGTTAAAGCTACCCACATACACACCCATGCTGTCTTCTCTGGTTCCACTCACCAGTGTGTCTGCATTCCATTTTCCTGTTATTTTTCGACCTCTGGCATCGTGTGCCGTGCCCATTCCCTGCCGTTTCCCGTTTTTCCACTGTCCTGCATACACCACACTGTCTTTCATCCACAGCACGCCATAACCATGACTGCGACCATGCAGCACAGTGCCTTGATAGCAAAGGCCGTTTTCTTGTTGCAAAACTTGCGCTGTCCCGTCGTCGTTAAGTGTGTTTTTCTCTATGTGGCAAGCGCCAAAAAGCCCCACAACTAGCAATGCCGTGAGCCAAAGAAAACGTTTGGGGTGGTTTATTTTTCGTTCCATAGCATTTGGGCGATGATGTTGCGAGGCACGATACCTCTGCCGTTATACATTCCAATGAAGCGGCCCCACGAACTAAACACGGGCGAACCAGCTT